GCTAGGCGTGTCGCGGCTGTACGTGGAGCAGGACTTCTAGACTAGGGGCGCCGCATGGCACAGGCGTTCCAGACAGACACGTTCCAGAACGACACGTTCGAGGCGTCGGCCGGCGGATCGGTCAACGCATCAACGGCGGCACCACACACGACCGCCACGAGCGCAGCCCGGGCGGTCGCCCCCGCGGCTGGCTCGTCGACGTCGGCGGTCCACTCGACCGCAACGAGCGTCGTTCGGGCGGTAACGGGCACAGCAGGAGCGGGGTCGGTCAACGCGAGCACGGCAGCGGTCCACGCCCTCGCGACGAGCACGAGCCGAGCGACGTCAGCGGCCGGCGGCGCGGCAGCGTCGGCCCTCCACGCCCTGGCAACGAGCCTTGCGCGCGCACTGGCAGCCCGCGGCGGCGCGTCGTCGGCCATCGTGCATGCGCTGGCGACGAGCACGCCGCGGGCTCCGTCTGCATCCGGCGGTGCCTCTGCCGGCGCCGCTCGAGCGCAGCCGACCAGCGTCGCCAGAGCTCTCTCGCCGGCGGCTGGCTCGGCGGCGAGCGCCCCGCATGCGCTCGCCACGAGCCTTGCCCGAGCGGTCACCGGGAGCACGGCCAGCGGCGCGGTGGCCAGCGCCCCGCACGCGACGGCGACGTCGATCGTCGAGGCGCTGTCGGCTGCTGCTGGCTCGACGACGAGCGCGCTACACGCGCTTGCGACATCTGCCGCGCGGCCCCTTGCTGCGGCTGGCGGTGCCGCATCTTCTGCGCCGCACTCGCTGGCGACATCGACGGCCCGAGCCGTGACAGCCGCTGCGGCAAGCGGCGCCGTCGGCCCAGTCGTCGCGGCATCAGCGACATCTCTGGCCCGGTCGACGAGCGCGGCGGCCGGCTCGAGCACGGCGGCGGACAGGGTTGCGGCGACCGCAACGGCCAGGTCGGTCACGGGGTCGGCCGCATCGCAGGCAAACGCATCGGCATCGGCAGACACGGCTACCGGCACGAGCTCGGCGAGGGACGTCAGCGCGAGGTCAGGGACTGGTCTTGCGGGCGGCACGATCAGCAGGCGGCGCCTGGACGCTGCGCCGCCCGAGTGGGAGCCGGTCCAGCGGGTCGATGCAATCGTCGCACTGCCGTCGGCCTATGCCTGGTCGGTCTCGAATGGGTGCGGGGCTCACACAGGGGCGTCGGCGGTAGCGTCGAGGACCAGCGCCGCGTCGGTCGCTCGAGGAGCTGTTGCACGCAGCGGATCGCGGGCGGCAGTGGCGCGGGTGTCGGCAGTCGGGCGCGGGATGCCGATCCCGAAGCCGATCCTGGTGCGGCACCTGAACCCGCCGGAAGCAGAGATCCTCGACCTGATCGCGGCGTACCTGGAGGCAGCATGAACCGGAGTCGAATGCAGGCGCTCGTTGACACGTTCCGCGCGAGCACCGCCGGCGTGCAGCGGTTTCGCGCGAGCGTGAGCGCCGACAGCGCGAGCCTCTACCTGTACGACGTCATCGGCGCGGGAATGGGCGGCGGCATCAGCCCGTCGGACGTGGTGGCGGCCCTGGCGTCGTGCGGCGGCAAGCCGCTCAGCGTCTACATGAACAGCCCCGGCGGCGATGTTTTTGACGGGATGGCTATCCACTCGGCGCTGAAGCGGTACGCCGGCGCAAAAACGATGTTCGTCGACGGCCTCGCGGCCTCGGCCGCCTCGGCGGTGCTCATGGCGGGCGACAAGATCGTGTGCGCTCCCGGCGCGCAGATCATGATCCACGACCCGTGGTCGATGGCCATCGGCAACGCAGCCGACCTCCGGCAGACGGCAGACCTGCTCGAGCAGACCGGCGAGACGCTCGTGTCGCTGTACGCGGCCCGCACCAAGCAGTCGCCCGACGACATCCGCGCGTGGATGTCCGCCGAGACCTGGATGACCGCCCAGGTCGCGAAGGAACGCGGGTTCGCCGACGAGCTGTCGGGCGAGCCCGATGGCGACGAGGACGGCGGAGCAGGCGACGGAGACGGCGACGAGCAGAAGGCTCGGGCGCAAGCGCTCCTTGCCCAGATGAAGGCGCGCATCACCTCGCGGGGCAGCCCGCAGCAGAACCCCGGCCAGCCGGGCAAGTAGCAGCCAGCAGCACAACCCAAAGCGGCAGGCGCACTCAGCGCCGGGCCGCGCCTTGCCCAAGGAGGGCAGATGGACCCCACGATCCAGAAGTACGAGGCGCAGAAGGAGACGCTCCACGCGGAGCTGCATGCCATGATCGGCGGCGAGACCGTCGACGAGGCGAAGGTGTCCGCGATCAAGGACCAGTTCGACGCCGCCGACGCGGCGATCGAGGCGCGCAAGAAGGTGCTCGCGACCGCCGAGCAGCTCGGCGCCCGCATTGTCCGGCCGCAGTCGAAGGTGACCGAGACGCCCGTGCCGCAGTTCGGCCAGTCGTCGATCAGCGGCGGCGACTACTCCGGCGCCCGGCCGAACAACTTCGGGTTCCGGTCGGTCGGCGAGTTCGCGAAGGTGGTCCACCAGGCCGCGCGCAGCCCGCACCGCTCGCCCGACCAGATCGACCAGCGGCTCGGCAAGCTGTACGCCGCCTCGCTCTCGACCTACGGCTCCGAGGGCGTGGGCGCCGACGGAGGCTACGCGGTCCCGCCAGAAATGAGGGCCGACATCATCAAGAAGCTCGAGGCCGAGGACTCGCTGATCAAGTTCGCGCGCCAGATCAACACCTCGTCCAACAGCGTCACGCTGCCGATCGACGAGACCACTCCGTGGGGCTCGACCGGCGTCCAGGTGTACTGGGCGGCCGAGTCCGTCGCGGCCACGCAGAGCAAGCCGGCGCTCCAGAACACCACGATCCGGGCGGAGAAGCTGCTCGCGCTCGTGGCGGTGACTGACGAGCTGCTCGCCGACGCCCCGGCGCTGTCGTCGTGGCTCATGGGCAAGGCGCCCGACGTGATCGTGTCGAAGGTCAACGACGCGATCCTCAACGGCACCGGCGCGGGTCAGCCGGCCGGCATCATCAGCGCCGGCGGAACCGTCAGCCAGGCGGCCGAGGCCGCTCAGACGGCGGCGACGGTGAACTTCTCGAACGTCACGAAGATGTGGTCGCGCATGCGGGACTCGCAGCGGCGCAAGGCGATCTGGATCGCGAACCAGGACATCGAGCCGCAGCTCTACTCGATGACCGTCGCCGGCTCCTCGGCGTCGTTCCCCGCGTTCCTGCCGCCGGGTGGGCTCTCCGGCGCGCAGTACGCGACGCTGTTCGGCCGCCCGATCATCTACACGGAGGCCACCAAGGCGATCGGCACCGTCGGTGACATCGTCCTCGCGGACATGGACACCTACCTCGCCGTCGTGAAGGACGGCGGCGTCCGGAGCGACATGTCGATCCACCTCTGGTTCGACCAGGACACCACGGCGTTCCGCTGGGTGCTCCGGATCGGCGGCCAGGGACTGTGGAAGTCCACCGTGACCCGCCCCGGCTCCAAGCCGGCCTACGGCTCGTTCGTCACTCTCGCCGCCCGCTAGTCCAGCGAGCCAAACAGGAGACCAGACCATGACCCCGAACATCAAGCCGTCCAAGATCTTCCCGAACGCCGGGTCGATCCCCCCGCAGTCGCTCGTCGGTGCAGCAGCCACGACCGGAGGCACCTATCTCCAGGTGCCGATCGGCGCGAAGTGGATCCACCTCCGGCTCATCGTCGGCGCCGGTGCCGGATCGGTGGCCGTCACGGCAGCGCAGGCCACGGCAGCGGCTGGCACCGGCACCAAGGCGTTGACGCTGAGCCCGACCATCACGGGCGTCGTCACCGCGACGACCGTGACCACGTACGAGTTCAACGTCGACAGCTCCCTCGACGTGGCCGGCGGGTTCAGCTTCGTGCAGTTCACCGCGACCACGACCGGCACGCTGATCGTCGGCCTCGACGTGTCGTTCGGTCCGAACGCCTACGCGGACTAGTTCCACCATCCGGCGGCGCGCTCGGATAGGCGCCGCCGGCCCACCTCGGAGCGAGCATGGCGACAGGCGACATGACCACGCTCGCGAGCGTGAAGGAGTATCTCGAGATCGCGACGGCCGACACGTCGGTCGACTCGCTCCTCGGGCGGCTCATCACCGAGTCCAGCCAGCAGTTCGTGAACGACTGCAACCGGCAGATCCTCTCGAGGAGCTACACCGACCAGTTTAGCGGCTCGGACCTCCAGCCGCCGTGGGCGCGCAACTCGATCTGGGGCGGCCTGCCTGGCGTGTTCCTGTCTCGCGATCCGAACCGCGCCGGCAACGGCGTGACGCTGCGCAACTATCCCGTGATCAGCGTCGCGAGCCTCACGATCGACAACAACGTGATCCCCGCCCGCGACTCCGCCGACGTCACCGCCGATGGGTGGGTGCTGGTGGGCGACCGCGTGCAGCTCAACGGCTGGCAGTACCTGTTCAGCCGTGGCATTTCGAACATCGTCGTGGTCTACACCGCCGGCTATGCGGCGGTCCCGTCCGACGTCGAGGGCGCCGTGATCCGCCGCTGCGCGTTCGAGCTCCGGCGCCGCCGGCACCTCGGGCAGAAGAGCATCGGCGTCGGCCGCGAGACGGTGTCGTTCGGGGACGAGTGCCCCGGATGGGACGCCACGGTGGCGAACTACCTGCGGGTCCAGCTCACGTGAGCGCGGACGCGATCCAGCTCACCTCGAACGTCCTCGGCGCGCCCGAGGCCGCGCAGATGTTCCTGTCGGTCGAGTCGGAGATCAGGGCCCGCGTCAAGGCGGCGATCCTGGGCTCCAGCAAGGCCACGCAGGACACCGCGAAGGCGCACGCCCCGGTCGGCAAGACCGGCGCGCTGCGCAACTCGATCTCGGTCGTCTTTCACGAGGACCAGCGGCACATGACCGCCTCGATCGCTCCGCGCGACGTCTACTACGCGGCCTTCCTCGAGCGCGGCGTCGTGGCCTACGGCGGCAGGCGCAACAAGAACGCCGGCCTGATGTGGAAGCGGCTGAAGGACGGCACGCTCAAGCAGGTAAGCTTCCGCGGCGGCTCCAAGGTGCGCGCCGCTCGCGTGGCCGAGGGCCGCGCCGCTGGTCGCTACCGCGTTGCCCCGCGCCCGTACATGGGACCCGCGGCGCTCGTGCTCAAGCAACAGGTCGAGCGGCTATTCGGCGGCTCGGCCCTGCTCGGCTCCCTCACGCAGTCCAGAGGCTGACAATGGCCTCCCGCGAGGCGATCTACCAAGCGCTCTACGACCGGCTCGTGGCGCGCATCGACCTGTGCCGTTTCTTCAGCCGTCGCTACCTCGACTTCCAGCGGTGCCCGGCCCAGCCGGCGCTCGTCTGCGTCGCCACCGACTCCGCGTCGACACCCCGCCCCGGATTCCCGGCGGTCCTCACGCTCAACGCGCTCCTGATCGTCTACGCCCAGCCTCCGGAGAGCGCTCTAGCGACCGCCGAGACGACCCTGTTCGCGATCATCGACCAGATCGAGGCCGCGCTCCTGCGCGACCCGTCCGAGTCGTCTGGATTCGGCTCGAGCGTCGTCGGCCAGCCGCACACCACGCTCGGCGGCCTCGTGCACCGCGCCTGGATCCCGCCGGGCGCGTCGATTGAGACCTACTCCGGCGACGGCGGCGACCAGGCCGTCGCGATGATCTCGGTCGAGATGACCGCCCACCAGTAGCCGCACCAACCCCGCACCAGCCCGCAACCCGCCACCCGTGAACCCGGGCGGCACCGCTTCGCCCAAAGGAGCAGCACATGGCCCAGTACATGTTCGGTGTCGGCATCCTCTCGTTCACGCCCCCTGGCACGAACCCGACGCCCGTCCAGGTCGGGGTGCTCCAGGACGTGAGCCTCAACGTCACGTTCGAAGAGAAGGTGATGTACGGGGCGAACTCCTTCCCGGTGGACATCGCCAAGGGCAAGGGCAAGATCGAGGGCTCGGCCAAGTACGGCCAGATCGGCTCCGGCCTCATCGGCGCCATGCTCTCCGGCTCGACGACGACGACGGGCATGAAGAAGGGGATCAGTCAGGAGTCGGTCACGATCCCCGCCACGCCGTTCCAGGTCACGGTCGCGCAGGGCGCGACGTACTACGAGGATCTCGGCGTCATCGACACGAACACGGGCCTCGCGATGACCCGCGGCGCGACGGCGACAGGGAGCGGCGTCTACGCTCTCAACACCACGACCGGACAGTATACCTTCAACACGGCCGACACGGGGCACGCACTGCTTGTGAACTACGCATACACAGTGGCCGGCTCCGGCAAGACGGTCAGCTACTCGAACCAGCTCATGGGCTCGTCGGTGCTCTACACCGTCTCGCTCTACAACAACTTCCGCTCGAAGGACTACGGCTGCAAGCTCTACGCGGCGAGCTTCTCCAAGCTCTCCTTCGCCTGGAAGCAGGACGACTACTCGATCGGCGAGTTGCCCTTCCAGGCCGTGGCCGACTCCACCGGCAAGGTGGTCGATTTCTGGACGGCAGAGTAGTGGCGCCGGTCATGGTCCAGGTCGGCGGGCGCGAGCTGGTCGTCCGCCCGCTCACCGTCGGAGGGTTCGAGGTCGTCAGCAAGCTGTTCCGCGAGATGGAGACCCGCGGCGGCGGCCCGTTCGCATCGCCCGAGAACGTCGAGGCGACGATCACCGTGCTGGCCACGGCGCTCTCCCGCGGCAACGATGGCATCAGCGCCGAGTGGCTGCGGGACGAGCTGGAGATCCCGGCGGTCGGCGACCTCCTCCTCTCGATCGCCCGCGTCTCCGGCCTGTCCGCGGCGGCACCGGGGGAAGGCAAGAGCCCGTAGACTGGGATGGCCTCTACGGGCTCATCTGCACGACGCTCGGCCGCCTGCCGTCCGAGGTGGCCGAGATGCCGCTCCCTGACGCTCTGCGGCTCTGCGCCTACTGGCGCAAGAGTCCACCGACCCACGTCCTCGTCGCCTCGTATCTCGGCGTCGGCGAGGCGCAGAAGCCGGCCGCTCGGCCAGTGACGAAGAAGGACATCCAGGAGCTTGGCGCCGTGTTCGGGCGCATGGCTCCGCCTCCGAGGTGACGCATGGCCGGCCAGTCGATCAAGCTCGTCATCGACGCCGATGCGTCGAAACTGTCCGCCGGCATCAAGACGGCGATCACCGGCGTCGAGGCGTCGGCGGCGCAGTTCAAGACGGCGCTCTCCGGCATGGGCTCGTCCGCGGCCTCGGCGAGCCAGGAGTGGATCAAGATCGGCGGGGCATCCAAGACTGCCGCCGCCGGCATGAAGGACGGCGAGAAGGCCGCGAAGGCCGCCGCCGATGCGCAGAAGGAGGCGAGCAAGGCAGTCCTCCAGTTCAAGGAGAGCCAGGGCCGGGCCCGCGAGACGGGCACGTTCTTCATCCGCGAGCTATCTGGCATCGTGCCGGTATCGGCCGAGGTCCAGGGCGCTCTCGGCGGCGCCTCCCAGGCCTTCCTCGGGCTCGCGATGGGCGGCGGCCCGGTCATGGCCGGGATCACCCTCGCGATCACGGCGATCACCGCGCTTGCGTCGATTTCAGCCAAGCACGCCGAGGACCTCAAAGCGCTCCGAAAGACGGCGCACGAGACGTGGACCGGGTACGCCGACGCGATGGAGACCGTCCGCAAGAGCTACGCGGGCGGCCAGACGAAGGCGGTACAGGCTCACATCGACTACGTGGATGCCGAGGCGAAGAAGATCCGCGAGCTGCGGATGGAGATTCGCGAGGCGTACGCCGACAAGGGCATGTTCACCGAGTTGGGCGACGCGCTCGCGAACGTGTTCGGCCGCGGGAGCCTCTCCGACGCTGACCTGGCCATCGCCAAGATCAAGCAGATCCGCTCCGCCATGGCGAGCCCGGCCACGAAGGCCAAGCTCGACGAGGCGCAGGGCGTCGAAAACGCGGAGCTGCACCGCACGACCGGCCAGCAGATCGCGAGCATCGAGGCCTCGACCGCGAGCCAGATCCGGCAGATCCAGGTCGACCTGCACAACAAGCTCGCCGACCTCGAGCACGACCGGGCGAAGTACGGCGCGGACTACGGCGCCCTGCGGGTCGCGACGGAGCGCGAGGCCGGAGAGAAGATCCGGAAGGCCCGCGCCGACGAGCAGCTCGCCTACCAGGCGGCACGCCTCGCGGCTACGAGCGATCTCCTCTCGGCCGAGGAGCGGCTCTTCGAGCAGTCGAGCCAGAAGATTGCCGCGCTCCGCGAGAAGAAGAAGGAGGCCCGCGGCGACTCGGCCGAGCAGGCGCGGATCGACGAGTTGATCCGGCTCGAGGGTGAGCTGGAAAAGCGGCAGGCGTCGCGGATCCTCGCGAGCGAGCAGCTCGCTGTGAACGTGTCGCAGCTCGCGCTGTCGCTCAAGAACAAGGAGCTGACCGCGATCGAGGCGCTGGAGTGGGACAGTGCCAACCGGATCTCCGCGCTCAAGGCGAAGGCGCTCCTCGCGCAGGGAGAGAACGCGAAGGCCGCCGTCGAAGCGGAGATCGCGACCGAGGGGCAGGCGCTCGAGGAGGCTAAGCGCGCGCAGTACGCCCGCGAGAGCCGGGCAGAGGCGGAGCTGGCCGCGGACCGCATGCAGCACAAGGCGCGGGTCGTCGCCGACGACATCAAGCGCGCCGACGACTACGCGGCCAGGATGAAGGACTACCTCCAGCCCTTCCTTGAGGTATCAAACACGGCGGGGGCCTCGCTCGGGCAGGCGTTCTCCGACATGGCCACCGGGGCGAAGTCGTTCGGGACGGCGATGTCCGATGTCGCCAAGAGCGTATCCGGGTCGATCATCAGCATGGCGATCAAGGCGGTCGAGGCGTACGCGGTGAGCGGAGAGGGGGCCGCCGCGTTCTCGCAGATGGGGATCCCAATCATCGGCCCCGTCCTCGCCGTGGGCGCCGCTGCGGCGGCCGGGGCGCTCATCATGGGCCTGATGTCGGGCATGCCATCGGCGGCCGGCGGCTTCAACATCCCCGCCGGCATGAACCCGATCACCCAGCTTCATGAGAAGGAGATGGTTCTTCCTGCCAGCATCGCCCAGCCACTCCGCGATCAGCTTGCGGGCGGGGGCGGCATGGGCGGCAACCTCACGGTTCAGATCCACGCGATGGACGGCGCCAGCATTCGCCGCGTGGTCGAGTCGAGCGACTTCCAGCTCGCCATCCGCGAGGCAGCGCGCAACGGGCGGACGGGATGAGCGCGATCACCTGGAGCCTCCCTCTCGGCGCACGTGTCGAGTCCCGCGAGCCGTGGAGCGAGGTACGGATCGACACCTCCGTGAGCGGCAAAGAGGCGCGCTCCACGTGGTGGTCTGCGCCGCGATACCGATGGAAGATCGTGGTCGAGTCGCTGCGCTCGGACGCCGGCTCGCGGCTCGACTGGCAGGCCACATGGGGGCACTTCGCGCGCCACTTCGGCCAGCTCGACAGCTTCTTCTTTCAGGACCCCGACGACAACGCCGTCTTGACTCACCCGTTTGGACTCGGCAACGGGACAACCACCGCGTTTCAGCTACAGCGCTCGCAGGTGGCGGGTGTCCTCACGTCGTCGGCGCTGTGGCCGTCGTTCGCGGACGGGTTCGAGCCGGTGTGGTCTCCGGTGACCGCCGGCCTGCTCATCTACAAGAACAGCATCCTCCAGACGCTGACCACCAACTACACGGTGTCGGCGACGGGGCTGGTGACCTTCGTTGCTGCGCCTGCCGCAGCGGCGCCGCTGCAGTGGTCGGGCTCCTACGTGTGGCGCGTTCGGCTCGACGGCTCGATCGTGCACCGGCGCATGGGCGTCGGGCTCTACTCGACGGAGATCAACCTGGTGAGCGTCAAATGAGGGCCGCCCCGGCTGCAGCGGCCACGTACCTGGCTGCGAACAACGTCACGGCGCGCGCCGACCTCTGGACGATCACACTGGTGGACGGCACGACGGTCTACCGCTGGACGAGCTACGACGCCGACCTGACCGTTGGCGGCAACACATACCTTTCGGCCGGCGCATCGGCTCCGCTCGTGCGGCGCGGCCCGTACCGGCAGTCGATCGGGCTGGAGATCGACACCCTCGACCTAACGATCAATGGCCAGGGATTCACGATCGGCGGCAAGGCGCTGGGGCTGCTCGGCATCCAGGGATATTTCGACGGCGCCCGCGTGCGGCTTGATCACCTCATCATGCCGACGCCGGGCGATGTGTCGCTCGGCGCGATCTCGTCGTTCTTCGCCGGCCGCGTCGCTGGCGTCGAGCCGCGCGGAGTCGATCTGCTCGTGCGGCTCAAGAGCGAGCTCGAGACGCTGAACGTGATGCTCCCTCGGTTCACGATCCAGCCGAGCTGCGGCAACGCGGTGTTCGACGCCAACTGCGGACTCGTGCGTGCCACCTGGACTGACGCGGCGCAGGTGTCGGCCTCGACGACGACTACCATCGCGACGACGAGCGCGACGCCAGTCGCTCACGGGTCGGGCTGGTACGACCTTGGCGTCGTGACGTTCACGTCCGGGCTGCTGGCCGGGCGGCGCTTTTCCGTGGCGTCGTCGGCCGTGGCCTCCTCGACGCTCACGCTCACGCTGGCGATGCCGCTCACGTCGCTGCCGACGGGCGGCGATACGTTCACGATCACGACCGGCTGCGACCGCACCCGATCGACGTGCGTCACGAAGTACTCGAATCTCTCACGCTGGCGCGGCTACCCGCACGTCCCGAGCCCGGAGTCTGGATCGTGATCACGACCGAAGGAGGCGCGCTCACGGGATATGGGGACCCCGAGAAGCCACCGCCGGCCAAGGAGATCGTGGCCTCGACGGTCGCCGCGCAGGCCATCCCGATCCCGATCCTCTACGGCAAGGCGAAGGTCTCGCCGAAGATGATCGAGAAGCAGGCGCCGTGGAAGGATGCAGCGTACGAGTTTACGCAGCCTGCATTTCCCATCGTGTTCTCTATTGGCCAAGTGAATTATTTTGCATGGATCGGCAAGGCCACCGTTTGCACGGTTGGCGGCACCGTATCGTCCAGCGACACGACGAGCGGCCCCGACGTCTACGGGATCTACTCATGGGGCGTGACGCGCTGGCGAGCGATCCCGAACGCGACGGGCGTGCCCTACTCCTACTACCGGCAGTCGTTCGTCGGGGCGCTCTGCGAGGGCGAGGCGATCACGCAGGACGTGCAGGCGTATGTGTGGTGGGGCTCTGAGATCCGCACGCGGCCCGAGTTCGCGATCGACATCACTACAGGCCCCGACGCTCTCTCGCAGTCCATCGACGCCTCGTTTGACTCCTCCGGCTATCAGCACGTGGCGCTGATGTGGCTCAAGGACGGCTGGACGGGGACTAGCAACACGATGCCATCGCTCGCCGTGGAGCTGGCCGGCGTGACGTTCGGCGCCAACACCGTGAACGCAGGCCTCCGCGGCGTGAACCCCGCCGACATCGTCAACGACCTCCTGACCCACTCTCGGCGCGGAGCAGGATGGAGCAGCTCCCTGGTTGCGACCGCCACGACGGACTCGGGCGCGTCCGGGTATCGGGTCTACTGCGATGCCGCGGGCATCAATATGTCGTGGCTCATCGAGTCGCAGAGCACGGCGCTGGCGCTCATCAAGGCGCTGGTCGATGCGACGAACGCAGACGCGGTGTGGAGCGGCGGGCAGCTGAAGGTCGTCCCGCGCTCCGACCAAGCGATTGCCTCGCCCGTGTACGGGTCCACCGGCTACGCGCCGTCGCTCGCTTCCGTCTACGACCTCGGTCCCGACGACTTCCTCGACGCCGGGCAGCCGGTGCAGGTCCAGCGCCGGAGCGATGCGGACTGCTTCAACGCCTGGCCGGTCGAGTACATCGACCCGACCGACGTCGTCTACCGCCAGACCACGGTCGAGGCGCCGGACGCCGCAGACGTGGCGATCCGCGGCGCGGTCAAGCGGGCGGCGACGACCTCGCTCCCGATGATCTTCCCGCGCTCGCAGACGGCCGCCGTTCTCTCGCAGCTCCTTGCGCAGCGCTCTCTCTACTCGCGCAACACGTACCGATTCCGCGTCCCGTGGCGGTACGTGCTCCTCGAGCCGACCGACATCGTGACGCTGACCGAGCCCGGGATCGGGCTGTCGCTGACGCCCGTCCGCATCACGCAGTTCGAGGAGTCGGACGACGGCACGATCACGCTCACCGCCGAGGACTACCCCGCCGGCATCGCCTCGGCTGCCGGCTACACCCCGCAGGCAGGCGACGGCTACCGAGCCAACGAGCCGGCCACGATCCAGAACCTGCCGCAGACGGTCGACGGGGTGAACATCGGACTGGGTCTGACGCTCGGCGGAGCAAACCTGCTCCTGGCCAGCGGGATGGACCTCTCGCCGCTAGCCAGCCTGGCCGGCATCTGGACCGGGATCTCGCTGGGCGCACTGGCTCGCGAGACGACGATCATCAACGGCCCCGGTGCGTCGCTCAAGATCACGATGACCGTCAGTGCCGACTGGTACGTGCAGCAGTCGGTGTACGGGCTGAAGGCGGGCACGCAGTACACCCTCAGTGCCTGGCTCTACGTCGGCAGCATCACGGCGGGCGCGGCGGGCGATAGGTCGATCTCGGTCCAGATATTCAACGGTGGAGTGCAGGTAGGATTCGTCGACGAGACCTCTCTATCCTCGACGCACCAGACCGGAGCGTGGGTCCGCAAGCTGCTCACGTTCTCGACTCCGGCGACGCTGACCCACGTGGTGGTTCGCCTCCACGCGCCGTGGGGTGTTGTCTATTGGGACCAGGTGAAACTGGAAGACGGCGACTTCGCCACGCAATGGGCGCCGAGCATCACCGAGATCCCAGACGGGGCCATTACCGGCGCGATGCTCGACGCCACGACCAGCAGCCAACTGGCGCTCGCCGGCAGCAAGACTGCCGTCTTCTACCAGGCGGCGGCCCCGTCGAACCCAACCAGCGGCTACGCGCTGCGCACGGGAGACCTGTGGTTCTCGACCGACACGGCCACGTACTGCGCCGACTCGGCGTGCAAGGGTCACACGGTTGACGGCACTGGCGCCGCGAACGTCGGAGCCTACCCGCACCGGGCGCTCTACTGGCAGCACCAGTGGAACGGATCGGCCTGGACGGACGGCAAGGGCGTGCAGCTCGTGGTGGCGTCCGAGATCGCCGCGGGGGCCATCGTGGCATCCAAGATCGCCGCCGACGCACTGCAGACCTCGAACTACGCCGAGGACGGCAGCGGCAACCCGACGGCCGGCGCCAAGCTCGACAAGAGCGGCACGGCGCTGAAGGTGGCGGCCGGCAACCTTCAGGTCGGGACCCATCTGCTTACATCGTTCGGCACGACGAGGGCGATGGGCCGAATCGAGTGCGTGACCGGCTCATATACGATCAATGGCCCGACAAACATCAGCAGCGTGACGCGGTCCACCTCATTCCTGGCGGGCGGGGCGCTGCTGGTGGCGTTCACCAATAGCATCCGTCTTGGTAACTCCGGGTCGTATTTCGATGGGCTTGTGTTCGCCAACGTGGTCGCCGAGTTCTACTCTCCGAACTTCTCGCTGCACGAAGTCGGCACGCACGGAGGCGGCTCTGGCGGCAACACCTACTGGACCTCGGTAGAGATCGGGATCTGGGATCTGGTCGCCAGGGCGTGGGTCAACCCAACAACCTGCTCGGGAGTCGTTTTCGACCTCGCGATCATGAGCGGATACCCAGACTAGACCTCGCCGCATCTCGCCCCCGTAGCACCTCCCCACCTGTCCACCCACTGCCTCATCCTTGACCCACTCGCATGGAGGTACCCCCATGGGCTACGCGAACACATTCAGCGGCACTCTCGGCGCGCTGAGCGACAAGATCAGAATCCAGGTCACCGACCAGGCAGGCTGGTCCATCTCGCTCCCCGTCGGCCTCGTCGGCACGGTCCGCGTGCAGGCGACCTGGGACGACGGCGTGACCTGGAGCGACGACATCGGCGGCGTGCTCCCCGTCGGGGTCGCCACCCAGGCGACGAGCGCGAGCGGCGCAGTCCCCGCCGGCGCCACCGCCATGCAGGCCATCGTCACCGCCTACACCTCCGGCTCCTGCTACGCCACCCTCCGCGCCACCGCCTCCTCCGGCCCCCCGCGCGCCACCGCGAGCGGGACGCTGGGGGCGCTGAACGATGCCGTCACGATCCCGGTGGACCCGACGCGGTGGGCGACGGTCAACTCGACCAGCATCTGGGGCGGGGGCGCAAACTTCTTCAACGCGCCCGAGGTGTCGCTCGACGGTGGCGTCAACTGGATCTACGCCCCGTACTCCGTTCGCACTGACGTGGTGTCCGCAAACCCCACCGCCGCGCAGTTGTTGGCTGGGTCGGGCGCAACCGTGAGCTACAGCACTCCGCTGCCGGGCGGCGCGACCCACTACCGCCAGAGAATCAACTCGTACACAGCGGGGTCGTCGTCGGTCACCCTCACCCTCGGACGCCCCCTCGTGCCCGGCGTGCCGGTGTCGGCCATCGTCTACGACTCGGGCGCCGTCACGAACATCGCCGCCGACTCGGGCACGCTTGACGTGAGCGGGTGGTCCAGGGTGCGGTTGGAGTTCATCGCGAGCGCGGCTGCTGGCGCGGCGACCCTGTACATCAGCGAGGTCGAGCCAGGAGGCTCGGCGGGCACGCCGGTGACGCTCGCAACCTGTCCTGCCCTGGCTGCTGCCGGGGCGTGGACGTTCGACCTCGGGGCGGCATCGTCGGCGGGCACCACGATCTACGCAGTCGGCCTCAACGTCGGCGGCTCGGTGCCGTACGTCCCGTCCCGCATCCTCGCCCACGCTAACGCCCTCGGCGCGGGCGTCACCGGCCGAATCCTCGTGAGGGCCTCCCGGTGAGCCAGCACAGCGGCATCATGCTCCTCGCGAGCGTCTGGACGATCCTGCTCGACCCCGGCGAGGTGCTGGCGCAGCCCGCCGCCGACCTCCTCCTGGCCGTCGTCGGCGACACCGCCACGCTCCGGCCCCGCGACCCCGCGACGTGGGTGCGGCGCTCGGTATCCGTGGACTCCATCCACCCGCCAGAGCAGCTCGGCGTGGCGCCGGTGGACGCCCCGTGATCGCTCAGGACAAGGTTCTCCACTTCGTCATCTCCACCCTCGGCGTCGTCGCGATGGGGGCGATTCTCCCGCTCTGGCTCGCGGCGATGGTGATGCTGACGGTGGGGCTGCTCAAGGAGGTGGCCTGGGACCGCTGGCTCGCGCGAGGGGACCCCGATACCTGGGACTTCGTGGCGGACGTGTTGGGCGTGGCCCTGGGCGTTGTCTTCTGGGTCTTCGTTAGGGGAGTCTGACCATGTTCAAGTGGATCTACAACAAGATCCGCGCCTTCCTCTTCGATGAGCAGCAGTTCGAGAAGGTGGGTGGCGCGGCTGTGGCGAACGTCCGTGCAGCCCTCATGGCAGCGGGGCTCTCCTCCGTAGCATTCAGCGAGCAGATCGCCGCCCTCATCCAGACCCCCGAACACGCTGCCAAGATCAAGCTGGCAGGCATCGTCGTCGCGGGCATCGCCATGATGTTCCGCGCAGGGGAAAAGAATCCGCCGGAGCCCAGGGCGTGACACGCCAAGACCTCGAGCTGCTCGGCTGCGGCGCCCTCGTCGGCCTGGCCCTCGGCGCCCTGGCTGGCTGGTGGCTGCACCCGCCTCCTCCCGCTCCTCGCGTCGAGGTCCGCACCCGCGAGCTGACCGACGCCGAGAGGCAGGCGCTCGTCCGCGTAGTGACGGTCGAGGGGCCAGAGCGCGTGACCGAAGGCCCGGTGCGCATCGTCGAGCGCTGGCGCCGAGTCGAGATGCCTCCGTCCGCCGCATCGACGCCCGGCTGCCCTGAGCCCGAGCCAGCCGTCTGCGAGGAGCATGAGAGGACAGAGGAGCGCGGCCAGGTCGTGACCGAGCGGGCCACCTCGACGACCGTGGCCGTCTCTAGCAGCTCGAGCACCGAGCACCACGAGGAGCGCGTCTCCGAGAGCATCACCCCGCAGCCTCCTGCGCCGCTGCCCCGCTGGTCGCTGGCCGGCGGCGTACAGGTCGGGACCGAGCTGCAACCGCGCCCCGTCGTCGGCGTCGGCCTGCGCCTGCTCGGCCCGGTCTGGGTCGAGGCGTCGGCGTCGCCGTTCACCCCGTCTGCGGCCGCAGGGCTGCGCGTCGCGTTCTGAGGAGAGTCATGATCGCGCATCCGAAGGTGCTCATCCTCGCCGGTGCGCTCGGCTCCGCCGGGTCGGCCATGCTGGCGCAGGGAATGTCCACGACTCCGACCCAGATCGCGTGGGTCCTCGGAGGCCTCGTGGCGATCGGAGGCGCTGCCGGGAGCGTGATCGTGGGCTACCTGACCGTCCAGGGGTGGGTCCGGCGCACGGCGGCCGACGAGGCCAAGCTCGCGATCGATCTCCACTCGAAAGACGCGGCCGGCAGAACCCGCAACGCGGTCGCGGAGGCGATCGAGGCGGCCGGTCTCGAGCAGGCGCGTGCCCTCAAGGACCACATCCACGAGGAGCGGGCGCTCTTCGCCGAGATCCAGACCGAGCAGGCCTACCAGCGCGGACAGAACGACTACCTGATCCAGATGGTGGAATACCTCAAGGGCGACTCCAGCCCGAGCGTACCGCGCCTGCCGGCGGTCGCGACCAGCAAGAAGCTCGACTCGAATCCCGGGCGGCCGAAGTGAGCGGCGAGCAGTTCGCCCTCGCCGCCCTCCGCCGCCTGGAGGGATGCCGCCTCGACGCCTACCAGGACGTGGCCGGCGTCTGGACCGTCGGCTACGGCCACACCGGCCTGGAGGTCCACGCAGGACTCTGCTGGAGCCAGGAGCAGGCCGACAAGCGGCTCGCCGAGGACC